TTAGATGTCGCTCCAGAAACTTTAGTATATAGAGTATCGGGACAAGACGATTGGCAAGTAGTTAATGCACCGGGAGCGTCTCAAGGAGATTTAGGATACTATGCTTTAGATATTGCTAAAATTATTCCTGAAGTTTTAGGATTTGCAGCAGGAGGCCCTAAGGGAGCAGCTCTAGCAGCAGCGGCTTCTGAAGCTATGATTCAAACTTCTGGAGAATTAGTAAATGTAATAATGGATCCAAACATGGATGTCATGTCAGCAGAAGGTTTAGTAGAAATAGCAATGGACGGATTAGGTGGTTCATGGAAAGATGCTGGAATAGATTTTGTAGCAACTGGAGTAATGACTAAAGCTGCAGAAATGGTATTTGGATTTGCTACAAAAAGAGCATTAAAATTAGCGAGAAGTTATCTTCCAGTTGATGTAGTTAAAATGTATGAGAGAGCTTTACGAAATGGAGATAAAAAAACTTTAGTTGCTATAAATAAACAACTAGCTGAGAAAATGCCAGGAAGTAAAAAAGTTAATGTTACAATCGGGCAAGCTTTAGATGATCCTATTATAAAAGGAACAGAAACTTTTGCTCAAGGAACTAATGCATGGGTAGCTAGTAATTTTAATGAATTATTTAAACAACGATCAAAAGATATAACTGATACAATTTTAAACTATCAAAGAAGGGCTTTAGGATTAGACGATGCTCCTACATCTGGAGTAGGAACTGTTGAAGGTAAATTTGGACAAACGATTGTAGAAAGTGCAGAAGAAACTTTTCAAAAAGAAATAAAAGCAATTAATCAAAAATATATTAGTGATGATATTCTTGGAGAGCCCGAAGTAATAAAACTTTTTCATGTATTAGGAACAACACTTGATAATAATGGTAAATTTTTAATTGACACTGAAACTTTAGCAAAACAAGTTCCTAAATTAGATACTGATGGAAATGTTATTCAAGGTCAAACTACTTCAGTTTTAGAAAATTTAATTACAGTTGGAAGAGCAAATTATAATAAAGAATTAAAAAACTTTGACGATCAAATAGCTAAAGTTTTTATTGACGCAAAAGCAGCAAAACCAGACATAAATTTAGACGAATTAATTAAACCAACTAATTTAGTTAAAACTATGTTTAAGTTAGAAAAAGAATTTGATAATCTTTTATTAACTGTTAAAGATGCTGACGTAAAAAAATTCTTAGTTGGATTTAGAGAAAATTTAAAAGATGGTAGAAAAACTAAAAACTTTTCTTATGAACAAGTTCAAAAAACTTTACAGTATTTAAATTCATTAAGTATAGATGATTTATCTCAAGTAGCTCCAGGTGTAGGACAAGGCGCTATTAGGGAATTAGCCGCTGCATTAAGAGTAGATATAAAAAAACAATTAACTAAAAATTTAGGAGTAGAGGAAACCAATAAAATTTTTAAAATTAATGATCAAATAATAAAATTTAAAAATGATTATAATAGAGGAGCAGTTGCTAAATTATTTAAAACAACTGATGGAGGAAAAATAACTAAAATAGTTGATGGTAACGTAACTGATATGGTTTTAAATAACCCTATTTTCGCTAAAGAAATTGCTGGAATTTTAGATTCTCCATCAATGATTCCAGAAAAAGAAGCATTTAAAAAATCTATATTAAATACTTATTTTAAATCAGTGTACACTGAAGGTGGCGAAATGGTTACTGACGAAAAAGTAATTGCACAAAAAGCTGCTGCTTGGTTAAAAGCTAATGGAGAAAATGTTAATTTATTTTTAGATGAAAAAATGGTTAAGATGATGCGTTTTCCTAAACAGTTTAGAAAGATGGTTTCAGAAAATGCAGCGTCAAGAGATTTAGCACTTAAAGCTTTACATAAAGAATATGATGATATTACAAGTTTAGACCCTGCTAATATGCTTAAATATTTTATGCAAAATCCTTCTAAAATAAAAGGAGTTATAAATAACTTAAATAAAAATAGTCCATTTAAATTAGGTGATGATGTTTTAAAACAAGTAAAAGAAATGTCTTTTGAAAGAATGCAAGCCAATATAGTTCAATTTGACGATGCTATTGGTAGTAATATGATTAATGGAAAAGCTATTGAAAGATTCTTTTCTATGGCTAATGATCAAGGTATGACGAATAGAAGTTTTTATTCGAAAGTTTTTGGAGAAAAATTCGTAAATAATATGACTGACATAGGGTCTATATTAAAACTATTACAATCTGGAGGAGATGAAGAATTTATTAAAGTTATGTCAAGAGATGGAGAGTTATGGAAAGGAACACGAAATTTATTATTAGGTCAATTAGATAGAAAGAGAACTTTTATTAGAGGTTTAAAACAATTAGCTAAAGAAATAAACAATAGAGATATGTTTAAAGCTTTAACTGATTTTGATGAATTCATGAAAACATATCAATCTTTACCTTTTAATGCTATTTATAAAACACTTGCTCCAGGGAAATATAAAAATGTTATTGCTGCAACTGGAGCAGATCAAGCTATTCAACAAAGTAACATTCCAGAAATAGCTTTACCAGCAATGTATATAGCGTTACAAGAAGCAGGGTTATTTATGAAAGATGTGATTGGTAATAAATTAACATCACCAGGATCGTAATGGCAACTAAATTAGAAATACATGAAGCAAAAGAGGACGAGAAATGGACTCGCCAGAACGAAATAAACGATAGACTTGAGGAATTAGTCGAGAAAAATACCGAAGCTATTAACAGTTTAAACATGACTATTGCTAATAGTAGAGGTACATTAAAAGCTTTAGGTATAATCAGTTTGATAGTAGGTATACTAATATCTGTATCAAACATGTCATGGTTGAAATAAGTAAAGTTAGATTAGGAATAAGTGCGGAACATTATGCAATTCAATGGTTATTGAATCAAGGACATCAAGTATTTCATAACGTTGTAAATACTGGACCAATAGATATAGTTATACTAGAAAATAATAAATTAATTCCTATTGACGTTAAAATAGTAAGTCTTAGAAAAAATAAAGATTTATTAGATTCTCAACGTAGAGTATTTAGGTCGCCTAATGAAAGACAAAAAGAGCTAGGAGTTAGAATTTTAAATGTTGATTTAGTCAATAATTTATGTTATTGGAACGAAAATAGTGTATAATCAAACAACAACAAAGGAGGTTTCTGTGAAACTTTTATCAGACGTTTGGGCATGGCTCAAAGAGTGGAATGATTGGCAAATGAAAGATTGGATTAAAGCTGGTATTGTAGCAATTATTATAATAGTGGTTTTAAGTAAAATGACAGGAGCATAAATATGTGGGGGCTACTCGTTAAACCTTTGATAGGAATAGCTGGAGAAACAGTAAAAGGTATAGTCGAAACTAAAAAAGCTAAAGCTGAACAAAAAATAACAAAGATTAAAGCAGAGACAGAGTTATTAAACAAACAGATAGCAGGAGAAGTTGACTGGGAAAAATCTGCAGTTAGTCAAATGCAAGGTTCATGGAAAGACGAGGTAGCCCTCATTGTTTTGTTAATCCCGGCAGTATTGGTATTTATTCCCGGTATGACAGCTCATGTAAAACAAGGGTTTATTGCTTTACAAGAATTACCACAATATTACCAACATTTATTATACATAGCTATTAGTGCTTCTTTTGGTATAAAAGGAGTAGGCGGAGCTGTTAAAATGTTTAAGAAATAATAATGGAAGCTCTAGAAAAAAGGATCAAGCATCATGAAGGTTATAGAAACATGGTCTATAAAGATACTCTCGGAAAGAGAACAATAGGGTGGGGACACTTATGTCGTTCAGATGAAACATGGGAAGATGATATTGAATATAGCCAAGATGTTCTTCAACATTATTTTGACATTGATTTTGATTTGGCCATTTCTGGTGCTGATAGTCTTTGCGGCAATATGGGTATTGATGAAAGAGCTGAAGAAATACTTATTGAAATGTGTTTTCAATTAGGAAAAACAGGTGTTTCTAAATTTAAAAATATGTTAAAAGCATTAGAAGAAAAAGATTATAATAAAGCTGCGGATGAAATGTTAGATTCTAGATGGTATAAACAAACACCAAATAGAGCTAAAGAATTAAGCGATATGATGAGGAGTATACATGGTTAAACGAGGACTATATGCAAATATTAATGCAAGAAAAAAAGCAGGGACAAGTAGAAGTAAATCTAAATCCACTATAACACCTAAAGCATATGCTAATATGAAAGCTGGATTTCCTAAGAAAAAGAAAAAGAGTTAATTATGGTAAAAAAATTAAAAGGTAATCAAACAAAATTAGATGCAAATAAAGATGGCAAGATAAGTAAAGTAGATTTTAAAATATTAAAAAATAAACCTAAGAAAAAGAAAAAGAAATAATGAAAGGCGTACCTCATTATACAAAAGATGGAAAACTTTATAAAGGCAAAACACATAAAATGCCTAATGGGTCTTTACATACTGGAGCTAAACATACAAAAAATTCTCAAGTATTAGTTCATAAAAAACCTAAGAAAAAGAAGTAATGAAAAAAATACATAAAAATCCTAAAGGTGGTTTATCTGCTAAAGGTAGAGCACACTTTAATTCAAAGGGAGCTAATTTAAAACCACCCGTTAATAAAGGAACTAATCCTAGACGAGTTTCATTTGCTGCAAGATTTGCAGGTATGAAAGGCCCTATGAAAAAGCCTAACGGAGAACCTACGAGAAAAGCTTTAGCTCTTAAAAAATGGGGATTCGGTAGTGTAGAAGCTGCTCGTAATTTTGCAAATAAAAATAAAAAGAAAAAGTAATGAGGACTCTCTTTTTAGTATTAAGTTTTATACTTATTGTATCTGCTATTACTAGTGAAGCGCATGGTATTAATCAATATTTAATTTCGAGTAATAATAAATGAAAGTAAACGACAATACATCAATAGATATGCCTATACGAAACTTGCTAAGTATTGTAGCAGCAGTGGCTTTAGGTGTATGGGCTTATTTTGGAGTGGTATCGAGAATTACTACCATGGAAACATCATTAATTTTAGCAGAGAAAGATTTAGAAAAGAATACAGAATTTAGAATTAAATGGCCACGTGGTGAGATGGGTACATTGCCGGCAGATTCAGAACAATATATGCTTATAGAATTTATGGCGGAGCAATTAGAAAGTATGCAAACTGAAATGGAATCAATGATGAGTAATACAGTTAATATTAATTTTTTAAAAGATCAGGTATCTAAACTACAAAAAGATGTAGAACAGTTAAAAGATAAAGTGAGGAATAATGGAACCCACTAGTGTAATCGCCATGGTATTTAGTTTATGCATGTTTGTCAATGGGTCGTTGGACGGCCACATGATGACAGATGGTTTATCAAAATGCTTAAAAGCAAAACGTGAAGCCGAACGTAACTTATCACAGGGAAGAGAAAATGTTATTCGTTATGAGTGTGGACAAGTTAAAGCAGAACTTAGACCAGACAGCGAAGGTAATTTAAAAATCTACAAGATTCTTGAAGATAAATATTAATGCTAGGAATAGCTTATTATTATACTCAACAAAGTAAGAATTATAAAAATTATAGGCCTAAATCCATTCTTTCCAGTTATCACCAGTTATTGAATTGGCTAAAGAAAGTTTGTTTTTTAAACTACTAAATATTTTTTCATCAATAGTTTTAGGAGTAACAAAATCAATATATGTTACATTATTTTTTTGACCAATTCTATGTGGTCTATCTTCTGACTGTAATCTTGCTTCTAAGTCGTATGTATTAGCATAATATATTACAGTTTTAGCTGCAGTTAAAGTTATACCATAACCACCCATACGAGGATTAGCTACGATATATTTAAAAGTACCTTTTTGA